TTAAGGTGACGAGACACAGGTGGTGCTGCTGCGAAAGCAGAATCGACTTACCAGTCGGGTCTCAGGCAAGGACGTAAAATTTACTACTGTAGTAATGCCCGTTCTTTGTTGGTAATACAGAAATCCAACCTCCCACCCTAAATATTGTTGAACATGGTAAATATATGAGAAAACAATTAATTAACGCATTATTAGCACATGCTCAAGGTGATATTGCTAAACATAGAGCAAACGTAGAGGTGTATTTAACTAATCCTGTAGGTATTGGTGAACATAGTGATGTAGTTTCTGCTATAGAAGAAGAGATCAACATGATTGCTAAATATCAGGATCAAATTGATGTTATAAATACTTACTTCAGAAGTAAAGAAAAAGTACAACCACTTAATGAAGGATCTACAGGCAGCGAAGAAGATAATTAAACTTGCAAAAAAACATCCAGACTGGTATACTAAACAAGATGTATATTATGCTAAGATGAAGAAGAAAGAATTAAAGAATGAGAAAAATGATGACTAAAAAATCTCTTAAAAAAATTGACAAGAAAGGTCGTGAAGAGACTTGGGAGTGGGAAGAATCTCCTGAGGCTACAAAAGCAATTGAAAGACTGCATGAAACTATTCGAGAGAATAATAAGAATGTCAAGTAATTTGCCACAAGATTATAAAGAAATGCTTCTAGACATGGTAGAAGATATAGATGGTAATATAGAATTTACCTCAACATTAAACTCTGTAGGTAGATCTAGTGAGAAAATCGTGATCGAATACGATATAAAAACTAAATAATATACTGTCTCCCAAGAAAATGAAGAAAATTAAAGCAGGAATTAAATCAGGATTTGTCAAAGTAGTTGAACTAGATAAAAGACTGATAAAGAAACTGCAAGACAAGTTCGGATGGACTGATTATCAGGTTGTTTGTCTTTCGTTTGCAAAAGGTATTATTATTGGAGCAATCCTACTCTAACCGTGTATAAATAGACTTGTAGCAAAACGTATGATTATTCGTGGCAACTAAGAAGATATCGCAGTTAGAAACAATATCAGACTCCAACTTATCGGGTGAAGCAATTTTACCTGTTGTTGTATCTGACCCGTTGATTCCTAACCGAAAAGCAAAAATTAACCAACTATTTAAAGGTGTATCGGCAGGTACAAAAGCTGCTCCTGGTATAGCTTTTGACTTGGATCGAGATTCTGGATTCTACCAGAATGCTTATGACCAAATAGGGGTTGCTTTTGGTGATGGTGGATTATATTGTACACGTATCGATAATGGTAATAGTAGTACATCTTTGTATGTAACTGCTGTTGATGATGTTGCTAATAATTCTGATATAGTTTTTGCTCCTAAAGGAACTGGTGCTGTTAAGGTAACAGGTCAATTTGTTATAAACGATGGATCTTTTGTTTTAGAAGATGCACAAGGTCCGAAAGCAAGATTTGAAGTTGGTGGTGTTGGTACGGGAACTGCTACACGTATCTTCTCTATGCCACAAATTACTGCTGGTAATGGTACAACCATAGTAGGTAGTGATACACAACAAACATTAACAAATAAGACTATTCTTATTGATGAAGATAATCTTGTTATAGTAGATGGTACTGAAGAAGCAAATTTCCAGATTAACTGGGCAATTACTTCAGGTACTCGTCGTTCTTACTTTCTACCTGATGGTGGTACAGTAACAACAACTCAAGAACCTACTGCTACATCTTCTACATTACTTGATACTAAAGCAGAACAAATTTCTCTTAATAAGACATTTGTTAACTTAAGACTTGCAAAGAATGCTGACCTAGCAACAAATTATGCTCAGTGGAATACTGATGCGTTAGATGCTAACAGAACTCTTACTGTTCCTAATTTAAGTGGAACAATTACTTTAACTGATGCTACTCAAGTATTGAAGAACAAAAGTGTTGAAGGTCTTGTTCTACAAGATTCTACTGACATCACTAAAAAAATTAATTTTGATGTAAGTAATGTTAACACATTATCAAATCAAACTTTTCAAACCCCACCAACATCTACCCTAAATAATGCTAGTGGTAATAATGTGTTTGTCACGGAGACAGCATCACAAGAGTTAAACAATAAAACTCTTTATTCACCAACAATCAAATTTACGGGTAATAATGTAGGATCTATAGTTCTTTCAGCAGAAGGAACCTCAGCACCTAGAACAATTAAATTCCCTGATGCTGATGCAACTCTACTATCTACTCAAAACGTCACATTAGATGATGTTACATTTGGTGCTGGTATCGGAGCAAACAATTTAACGGGACAAACCCGACTTCAACAATTCTTTTACGCAGGATTCTAATTAATAGCTATGGCAGATCAAGGACTTTTAGCACAAGCGAAACCAGCAGGTACGACAAATACAGTCCTGTACGCTGCACCTATTGACGCTTCCGCAAGTGCCGTATTAACCGTTACGAACGACGGAACAGGAGCAGCATATGATGTTGCAATCAAAGATTTTGACCAAAAATTAGTCGTAGACGGTGCGGCTAATGCTTACAAATTACATAAAGGTGATGTAGTTTCTGGATACAGATTTAATTTAGGAACGTCATTCGCATTATCTGCAGGATTAACTGCAGGATCGACTCTTACTTCTGGCGATGGAGAAAAAACTGCCAAGTTTGAGTCTTTTTATGTACCTACTTTTACTGAAGTAGATGTAAAAGATGTATTAATCCGTCAGGTTACATTAGAATCAGTAACTGGTACCTTTGCTGTTGGACAAACAGTTGTAAAAGGTAGTGGTGGTAATACTGCAACATGTACAATTTACGCAGTAAATACTGATGGTGGTAATAATATAATATTAGTTGGACCTACAGTACTTGCAGGATCTGGAGCAGAAATTGTTGCTGGTGATGCACTAACTGGATCTGGTGGTGCAACAGGTACTATTTCATCTGGTGGTGTTGGTACTGGTGTACAAGAATTTGTATTCTCAGTTGATGGTGGTACAACATACGATCAATATTTGGGTACAGCATTTACACAATTTGCTGATAGAGCATATCGTTTTGATGTATCTGACGGATCTATGAGTGGTAGAGACTTTAGTCTTTCACTTACAATTAATGGTGAGTGGGGACCAGATGGTACTGCTGGTAACTCTGATGATGGATCAGAATATACTACTGGTAAAACAACTAATGGTACTGCTGGATCTGCTGGTGCTTATGTTCAATACGACTTTTCAGCAAATACAGGTTTAGCAAATAATACCAACATATATTTTTATGATGGTGGTACTGGTACTGCTGGTAATAGTGCTTATGGTGGTGCTGATCGTTATATATCAATTTCTACTGCATATACTTACGACGGACTTTATGTATATGATAAAGTAGGTACTTGGGTAAGTGGATCAGATAGTTTTACTTTTAGTGGATCAACTTATACTGTAGCGACTCAGACTGCTGGTCCTTATGGTTATGTTCGCAGTTATAGTGGTAATACATTATATGTTGTTAAAGGTACTGGATCGGCAGATTTTGCTGGATCTGATACTTTTCAAGATGCACCAAAATTGAGTACTGCTACTCGTAGTACTGTAACTGTAAGTTCAGTTGGAGTTGCTACAACTGCCTTAGAAGATAATTATCTTGTTAAAGATGTGGCTAATGGTAATAACGAAATTGATAAAATTACATCAATTGTTGTTGGTCCTGGACAAAGGGTAGTTGTAGAGAGTGCTACTCAAAACAATACATTTAGTTTGATTGGTTTTGAAGATGCTTCTACAGCATTTCCAGTCAGAGTATTTGCTCCTGCTGCTGGCGACGGTGGTGGCGGTGGTGCTGGTGGTGGAGAATAAGACACCCCATAAATAACAATATAGGAATAGCGTTTAAGTAATGTCACTAACTAGGCTAAAGAATATTATTACGTCCCGTACGGGACGTATTATCTACGTAAACCCTGATGATTTCGATGCTTCTGATGCAATTGATAACAGGGGTAACTCGGCATTACGTCCGTTTAAGAGTTTGCAACGTGCTTTCCTTGAGGTGGCACGATTCTCATATAGAGTTGGTTTAAGTAATGATGAATTTGATGCTTTCAGCATCATGTTATATCCTGCTGAATATCAGATAGATAATAGACCTGGTGATGTATTATATACAAACGTTGCTCCTATTGACGCTAATTCCAATCTTGATTTAACTTCTCCTAATAATGTATTATATAAGTTTAACTCAACCGAAGGAGGAGTTATCGTTCCCAGAGGTTGTTCTGTCGTTGGTACAGACCTTAGAAGAACTAAAATAATTCCTAAGTATGTTCCTTATCCAACAACATTCCCTGCTAAAGGTATTAACACAGAAGATCAAGTTCCACCACGTACAGCAATCTTTAAAGTAACTGGTGGTACTTACTTCTGGCAATTCTCATTCTTTGATGGTGCAGAAGAAGGTGTATATTTCAAACCTGATAGTGTAGAAACATTAGCACCTAAGTTCTCTCATCATAGACTTACATGTTTTGAGTTTGCTGATGGTTTGAATTCATTATCATCTCTTATTTCTGGTGGAACTGTACCTAACGCAGATTATTCTGCTGTTCCTAATATACTTGAAAGAACTGACTTAGACATATACTATCAGAAAGTATCTAAAGCATTCGCAACTATTCCTGATACATCTGGTGATCCTTCAACTGACCAAATACAGGCAAGAGTAGAAGAAAATAGAATTGTTGGTCCTATTAGTGATGAATATAGGATTCTACAGATAACAAGAAACGGACAGACTGCTACTGCTGTTACTGTTGATGAATTTGATAACCCAAGAGATCATGGATTCTCTGTTGGTGTTAATATTAACGTATCTGGTGTTACTGGATCAACTGGTCCTCAGTCTGATTTAGATGCTACCATTTACAACGGATCATTTACTGTAACATCTGCATCTGGTAACGTATTTACTTACCAAATGTCATCTGAACCTACAGGTAATGCCGTTGGTTCAAATATAACTGTTAAGACAGAGATTGATACTGTTGACTCTGCATCACCTTATGCCTTCAACCTATCACTAAGAAGTGTATGGGGTATGAACGGTATGCATGCTGATGGTGCGAAATCAACTGGTTTCAAATCTATGGTTGTTGCTCAGTTTACTGGACTATCACTACAGAAAGATGATAGAGCATTTGTAAGATACAATCAATCAACTGGTAGTTATGATGTGGCAACTGCTGGAGATGGTGCTCACCTAGATGGTTTTGCTGAATATCGTAAGACTTGGGGGCATAGACATATATTAGCATCTAATGATGCGTTTATTCAGGCAGTTTCTGTGTTCGCTGTTGGATTCCAAGGACACTTTACAGCACTTAATGGTGCTGACATGTCTATTACTAACAGTAATAGTAACTTTGGTAGTATTGCACTTAGATCTGCTGGATTTAAGAAGAAGTCATTCTCTAAAGATAAATCAGGTGTTATAACACATATTATTCCACCTAAAGCACTTAATGTTATTTCAACAACTGCTACTGGTGCTACTGGTGCAGCAGCAATTACTTTAACTAACGACGGGTCAGTTAACGGGGTCATCCAAGGTATGACTGTTACTGGAACTGGTATAGCAACTGGAGCTACAGTTGGTAACGTTAATACAAATACAAGAGTTATAACTTTATCTGCTAATAATACTGCTACTGTTAACGGTAATGTTATCTTTGGTGAAGAAACATCTGTTAACTGGGTTAACATAGATATTCCAAGAACTAAAACAATTAACGCTGCATTAGCAGGTCAGGGTGGTACTCCTGGAACAAGATTGTACCTTTATGGATATACAGTTCAGACATCACCACCAACAACTAGAGTGCAGGGTTATACAATCGGTGCTAGACAAGATGGTACTGGTGCAAGTGCAGTAGCAGATAAAATTAACTGTCTACTTGTTGCTCAAGGAGCATCTGAAGCAACTGTACAATCTGCATCTATCTCACCATATGGACCTAGTGTATCAGGTATAGATGCTGGTGTTGCTGGATCTCCATTACAGTTTGATGCTTCAACATATACAATTAACGGTATTGCTGATACTGTAGGTGGTTGGTATCTATCGGTAAGTTCTACTAATAACGCAATTTATACAACACTTTCAACTAATACTACTTACAATACAGTTAACTTTACACCAACTACATTCCTTAAGAGAATTCCTGACCCAAGAGATTTGGATGACAGAACTTATCGTGTAAGATTTGTAATTGATAAGGATAAAACTAATCCATTACCAAGAGATCCTATCTCTGGTTATGTAATGCAACCTTTGAATAGTGATACTACATCATATGGATTATCCAAATGTTTCTACATTTATAATATTGAACTTGTTCAAGCATTCGAGAGAGGTGTTAACGATGGAATATTCTACCTTACACTCCTTTGTGCGTCTATTGCTCCAACAACTTCAAACTTTAATGACAGAAAGTTCTCTCAAAACGTCAACGAAGTTTATCCAACCTTTGACAGAGACAACCCTGTTGCTGACCCTGTTGCTTCTGTCTCAGTTGCCGACAACCAAACTATTGGATTAGTTAACTCAACTGATGGTGCTACACCAACTCCTAACTTAGATCCTAAGAGATCAATTACTAAGGAAGCAACTGAATTCTTACTAACTGATACTGGATGGACACAACCAGGTACTACACCTAACTATGATTCTGTTAACGCAAGATTATCTAATATAGAATTAACTGCACGTGCAGGTGATGAGGAAGCAAGAAAGATTAACGTCAGAGAAAATAATGATGGTACTGTCGCTCCTATTAATGTAGAGTTTAGACGACACTCAATTCTAAGATCAGGTAATCATACGTTTGAGTATCTCGGTTTTGGTCCAGGTAACTACTCAACTGCTTTCCCTCAAACACAGGTTGAAACTCTATCACAAAACCAGATTAAGTTCTCTCAGTCTATTAAGGAAGAAGCAGGTGTTGCTTTCTACTCTGGTCTTAACTCTAATGGTGATCTGTTTATTGGTAACCAGGTTATTAACCCAGTTACAGGTCAGATTACAAACGAAGATATTGCACAGTTAAATGTTATTGGTGAAGAGAACACGACTATTGAGACCTTCTCAGAGTTGGTATTGACTGATAAACTAACAGTTATTGGTGGAGCATCTAACCAGTTAGAATCTATATTCGCTGGTCCTGTTACATTCCAAGGTTTAGTTACTTCCACTAATAATATACAAGCGAAGAAAATATCTTACTATAACCAAGATGGTACTGTTATTAAGCAGACTCTACTAGCACCAGAAAATGCAAGTGGACTACCTGATTTCTCTAATATTACAGGTTATGATACACCTGCTGATGGAGATTTAGTTTATAACATTAACTGGTCACCAGGTAAATCATTAGGTTGGATATATTATGGTCAAGTGTGGAAAGAGTTTGGTTTAACTGATACAGGACAAATTGATATTGAAACCTTTACTGGTAAACAACATATTGGTATTGGTGTTGCACCTAGTTCTACATATCGAATTAATGTCGATGGTTCTGTAAGAATTGATGGTGACTTAGTTGTTACTGGTAGAGGTGGTGTTTCATCTGATAAGTATATTACTAAAACATATACTGGTGATGGATCAACATTAACATTCGCAGTTACTACATATGCAGGTGGCATACAACATACTGACGATTCATTATTAGTATCACTTAATGGTGTTGTACAAATTGCAGGTACAAACTATACAGTTGATACTAACGGTGCAAACGTTGTATTCTCTTCTGGAGATGCCCCATTAGCAACTGATACAGTTCATATTCTGGAACTGCCTATCTAAATAATAACGGAGGACTTAGAGGCACATGGCAATTTCAAGAGTTAGTGGAAATCAAATTTCCACATCAACAGAAGCAATTATTACTACACTTAGTTTTTTAAATACTAATAGTGTTTTTAGGGTTCCTGCAGGAACACAAGCACAAAGACCTACAGGTATTTCTGTTGGAACTATTAGATTTAATACTGATACCGATTCTGCTGAAATCTACAAAGCAGATGATGGTACTGGATCGGCAGGATGGTCTGCTATATCTGGTGGTGGTCCTGCTTTAGGTAGTGATAGTATTATAAGAACAAACCCTACAACAATTGCAGAAAATCTTACAGTTGGACCTACTGCTGGTGCAGAATTTGCTAACGGTATGAGTGCTGGTCCTATAACAATTTCAAACGGTTTCACCGTTACGGTAGAAAACGGTGGAGCGTGGAGTATAAGATAGATGTCAGCAATAGAATTAAGAGTTGCCAACATACAAGGTCTGTCTCCTGGATTTACAACAAAGATTAATGGTCATTCTATATTATCATTAAAAAGTGATCTGAGACTTAATAATCAACAATATATGCCTATGCCAGCAGGTGATAAAGCGGCAAGGGTTACTGTACCATTAGAAGGTAGTGTTAGATGGTCTTCAGATCTTGCTAATTTTGAATTTTATATTGGAAGAGGTAGCACTACATGGTCTACTTCTCAATTCATGGTAGCAACAGGCGGTACAGTTGCTACAAGTGGTATCTATAAAACTCATACATTTACTAGCGGAGATACATTTGCTGTTGGTAATGGTGGAGATGCTGAAATTTGGGTAGTTGGTGGCGGTGGAGGAGGAGGTGGCGGTGGTGCCAACTCTGGATCTCCTGGTGGAGGAGGTGGAGGATTAGTTTATGCTAAAGTACCTTTTACTGGTGGAAATTATGCAATAACTGTAGGTAATGGTGGAACAGGTGGTAAAGCAAGTTCAGGTAATTCATCTGCTGCGGGTGCAGGTGGTAACTCATCTGTAACAATAGGTGGACAATTATTTTTAGCAACAGGTGGACAAGGAACTGGTGCTATTAATGGAAGTTATAATAGTTCGTCAAATATTTCAGGTGGTACAGGTACAATAGGTGGTAGTACATCATACTCTTATGGTGGAACTAACGCAGTATTTGGAACAGGAGGATATGGAGGACATGGTGGTGATGCCAACTCTAACGCTAATGCTGGAGGAAGTGGATCAAATTTTGCTCCTGGTGGTGGAGGAGGTGGTACTAATAATGGTAGTGCTGCTAATGGTGGTAATGGATCTTCTGCTTACTACACAGGTGGTGGAGGAGGTGGAGGACGTGATGGAGACGGTAGTAATAGTCCTGCAGTTGGATATGGTGGATCAGGTTGGTATACTGGAGGAAACGGTGCTAACGTAAGTAGTATTCAAGCAACAAATGGTGGTGGACCTGTCGGAGGTTTACGAGGAGATTTAGGTAGTAGTAGATGGAACGCTGGAGGAGGTGGAGCATCTGCTGGAGGTGGAGGTGGAGCAGCAGGAGACTCTTCAAACTCCCCCAACGCTTCTGGTGGACAAGGTGGTGGTGGTATAGTAATAATTAAGTATGCGTATAAAGCAGCAGGAGAAGATGGAGGAGCAACAGTTGCTGGTGGTAGTGAATCTAATCCAGCAACTTCTGCTAGACAGGCAGCAATAGATGGTCTAACTGGTAGTATTATCTACATGACTGTTCATGGTCAGGTTGTACAGATGGAATATGATGGTACTGATAGGTTTGGTACTGGTGATACTGGTTGGGCAAAAATGGATAATGCTACGTTTGGAGCAAACAATACTATTATTCCATATACAGTTTATGGTTCACCATCTACGATAATACCTGCATTTAATACTTCTGATAATGCCTCTACTTCTAATAGTACAATTAGTAGTGGTACTCATAGGATTGGTAGAGAACAAAGTCATGGTGGTGGTGACTCATTATCTACGATTAGAATTGGTCTTCCAAAATTAACTAAGGTTAAATATGATGCTCAATATGTTTCAGGTGGACAAGATACTGCTGACTTTGGTGCATTTACACAAAACTTTAATGGAATTATTAGTAATAACCCTTACCAAAATAATGGATCTGGATACTGGGCAGTAATATGGTCTGGTAATAATGGAAGTTGGAATAGTGATATGATTATTATTGATCCAGGTAACTTAACAAGTGGCAACCAGTCACACTCTCAAGATATTGGTCCTCTTGGATTTAGTAGCGAAACTTCTACTGATCCTTTCGTAATTTGGGGAACTACTGACGCTTATCGTGAGTATAGATATACTAACTCTTGGTCAATTTGGGTACATTAACATGAGTAGCATTAGAACATCACATATAAAAGGAATAGCATCAACACTAGAGCAGGTTAGTATTTCTGCTGGTCATACATTAAACGTGCAGGGTGCTATTGAAATGGATCATACTGGTGCATTTCAATTACCAACTGGAACAACTGCTCAACGTCCAGGTAGTCCTCAAGCAGGATATTTTAGATTTAATACTACAGAGAGTAAGTTTGAAGCATATGATGCTGTTGCTGCTGAGTGGAAAGAATTTGGTAGTAATCCATTAGGATCAGATTCTGGAAATCCTGCTAATTCAGCAAAAGAGGCAGCAGCAGCAGGTTTACCATCTGGTACAGCATGGATTAATATTGGTGCTACAGCATATGCCTTTGAATATGATGCTACTGATAAATTTGGTACAGGAGATTTAGGATGGATTAAGTATGATAGAGTTTTCTTTGGTAGTAATAATAGTACCATAAGTCATACAGAATACGGTAGTCCATCTACTATAATTCCTGCATGGAATGTCAATAGTAATAGTAGTACAAGTAATGATACTATTAGTGCTGGTAGACATAGGATTGGTAGAGAACAAAGTCATGGTGGTGGTAACTCTCTTTCAACTATTAGAGTTCAATTACCTCAACTAACTAAGGTTCAGTATTCTGCTAGTTATGTATCTGGTGGTGCTGATAGTGCTGACTTTGGTTCATTTAGCCAAAACTTTAATGGTATTGTAAATAATAGTCCCTATGAAAATAATGGATCTGGTTATTGGATGGTAATATGGGATGGTAACACAAGTGGTAATTTTGCTAGTAGTATGCTTATTACTGACCCAGGTAACTTGACAAGTGGTAATAACTCTCACTCTCAAAATACTAATGTATTATCATTTGGTGGTCAGAGAGGATCAGTAAGTGCTCCACCATTTGCTATTTGGGGTACTACTGATGCTTATCGTGAGTATAGATATACTAACGAGTGGACAATCTGGATACATTAATCTCTTAAACTAAAATGAGCACATTAATTGTTAACGAACTAGATGCAGCAAGGGAATCGGATTATAGAATTCGTATGCCTAGTGGTGCTCATTTAAATATTCAAGGAACACTTGCTGTAGATAATAGTGCTGGATCTCAAGCACAGATAATATTTCCTAAAGGTAATTCTGCTCAGAGACCAGCGAATCCTACTGCTGGTATGGTAAGGATTAACACAAATTTTTATGGTGCAAGACAGGTAGAAGTATTAGAAGGATATGATGGAACTGAGTGGAAAGCATTAGTAGAATCTGCTGAGATTGAAGGAGAAACAGTAGTCAATCCAAATGCACAAGGAGGTACTATTCTTCTTGCAGGTGGATATAAGTATCATATATTTAAAACAGTTGGTAGTACAGATTTCACATTTATATCTCCAGCAACAGGTGTCAACGTAGAATACCTAATCGTCGGTGGTGGCGGTGGAGGTGGAGGAGGAGACGTTGGTGCTGGTGGTGGTGCTGGTGGTTTCCGAACTAATAAAACTGGTGCACAATCTGGAGGAGGATGTGCTGCTGAAGCATCTATGGTTGTTACAGCAGGAACTTATCCTGTAGTAGTAGGTGCTGGTGGAAATGGTGGTAGTAGTTCTAGTGGATATGGTGGTGATGGAGGAGACTCAAGTTGGAATGGTATAACTTCTGAAGGTGGAGGTGGTGCTCCTGGATGGGGTGCAAAAACTGGAAGACCAGGTGGATCTGGATCAGGTGCAACAGGAAATGGTAGTACACCAGGATCAGGTACGAATTGTCAGGGATTTAATGGTGGTCAAGGATTGAGTGGTAGTAATTATCCTCAAGGTGGTGGAGGTGGTGCTGGAGCAGTAGGAGAAAGTGCACCTAATCAAAACCAAGCGGGTGCTGGTGGTGCTGGTTTACCTAATCCATTTCAAGATAGTAATGTTGGACAGACAAGTGGTGGTCAAAGATACCTCGCTGGAGGAGGTGGAGGTGGTGTAGAAAGTAATGCAACAGTTGGTAATGGTGGTGTTGGTGGAGGTGGTATAGGTGGTCGTCAAAGTCCTAACCTAGATCCTGGTTCTGGTCTCCCTAATACTGGAGGTGGTGGAGGTGGAGAAGATAATCAGACAGGTGGATCTGGAGGTTCAGGTGTAGTAATTCTTAGATATGCTTTTGTAGATGATGGAACTTCTGCACCAGCAATAGCAGGTGCTAGTGAAGATAATCCAGCAGTTTCTGCTAAACAGGCAGCAGCAGACGGATTTACTGGAGATAAGATATGGATGACAATTGGTTCAACTGCTTATGAAATGGATTTTGATCCTACTGATAGGTATGGTAGTGGTGATACTGGTTGGGTAAAATTTGATAATACTGTATTTGGTACTAACAACTCAACAATAGATTACACAGTCTATGGTTCACCATCTAGTATAATACCAGCATTTAATAATTCTTCTGTAGACTCTACTTCTAACTCTACTATTAGTTCTGGTACTCATAGAATAGGTAGAAACCAGAGTCATAATGGTGGTAACTCATTATCAACTATTAGGATTATGTTACCTAAACTAACTAGGGTACGTTATAATGCTAGTTATGTATCGGGTGGTAATGATACTGCTGACTTTGGTTCATTTAACCAAAACTATAGTGGTATTATAAACAATAATCCTTATGAGAATAATGGATCTGGATACTGGGCAGTGATATGGGATGGTGCTACAAGTGGTAATTTTAGTAATAGTATGTTAATCATAGATCCAGGTAACTTGACAAGTGGAAACCAGTCACACTCTCAAACTATTCTTTCTGGTTCTTTTAGTGGTGAGACAACAACTGATCCATATATAATATGGGGAACTACTGATGCCTACAGAGAGTATAGGTATACAAACTCTTGGGAACTTTGGATTCATTAACTTATAAATATTTAAAAACGTAGTAAAAAATGTCAACACTTAATGTCGATACTATAAAAGATAAAGGTGGTACTACTGGACCTACTTTAAGTGGTAATACTGCCTGTACAGGTAACTTTACTTTGACAGGAAGTTTATTATCTCCAGGTGGAGGTACATACGCTGGATTAAGTGCTGATGCCTTAGCTCATTCTGGTGGTAACACAGTCACGTTAGCAGCAGATAATTTATCTCCTACTGTTGGAACTATTGATTTAGGATCAACTTCTAATAGATGGAATAACATATACACAAGTGACTTAGATTTATCTAACGAAAAAATTACTGGTGGTAATGATGTGGATGGGACTTGGGGTTCCTACACTATTCAAGAGGGTGAATCAGATCTTTTCCTAATAAATAGGAGAAATGGTAAAAAGTATAAGTTTAATCTTACGGAGGTATCCTGATAATGGCACTAATTGGACCTAGAGAGAATGCCTCTCAGTTGTACAATAATAATCTTGACTCAAGTTCTAGTGGTAATAACACACAAACAACTGCAAGTGTAAGTACAGATCAACCTGGTGCATATATTATTCATGCAGGTTATACTCCATCTGACCAAAGTGGTAACTATCCTAGTTCAGACTGGGATGGTTGGGCAGTTAGATGTTATGTTGGTGGATCACAGTTAGGTTCTCAAATGAGAGGACAAGAAGGTGGTATTCAAACATATCGTATTGCTGGATCTCATGCTTGGTATTGGAATAAGACAAGCACTTCTTCAGAAAATATAGACGTAAGATGTAATTCTTACTGGAGTGAAGGAGACAACGATGGAGGAGGACAACGAGGATTCCTTAACGTTGGTATATTTCGTTTAGGTAAGCACTAAGGAGGTAATTATGGCAGACCAAACCGATGGAACAATAATTAAACCAATTGGTGACTGTTTAATGAAAATGGGTATCAAGGACTTTGTTGTTGATATTAATGCTAATGCAGTTTTACAACCAACATTAACTGATGCTCAAGTAACACAATTAAATGCACTAATTGATGCCGAATGGCCAAAGATGAAGATAAGAGGTAGAAGAGATAAACTTCTAGCACAATCTGATTGGATGGCAAATTCTGATTATACAATGACTGACGAATGGAAAACATATCGTCAAGCATTAAGAGACTTGCCAGCAAATTCACCTAGTGCTACAATAAATGCAACAACAGGTAGACTAGAAAATGTTACTTGGCCAACGAAACCTAGTTAAAATAATATTATTTTATTATGAAAATTGATGTGACTGAGGATTACTTAGATCCCTCAGATTTTGAACAATTAAAAACTACACTATTGAAAGATGAGTTCCCTTGGTTCTTAAGTACAATAGTAAATAGCGATGATACCCTTGCTCCTGATTGGAATACGCAAATGGTACATCGCTTTTATGATAATAATGTACCTACATCATCATTCTTACAGTCATTAGATCCAGTATTCACTAAGATAATTGCATCTGGTATGTCTAGTTTGCATAAAGTTAAAGGTAATATAGTTCATAGAACAGAGAATATAATAGAGCACGGATATCATATAGACATAACAGATAATAGACCATACTTCAGAACATCTATTCTTTATATGAATACTAATGATGGATATACTAAGTTTGAAGATGGTACAATAGTAACGTCAGAAGCAAATAGATTCGTTACTTTTCCTACATCTATGAGACATACTGGTACTACTTGTACTGATGCTAGTTTTAGGATGGTATTAAATTTCAATTACGCTATTTAAAAATGTATAATTATCAAATTGGGTAAAAAAAAGGTCAATGTATGTACTGGCACATACTATAGACAATTGATGAGAAACGTGTTATACTCATAAAGTAATTGAGCAAGATAAATGCCAAGTTTTTATTTACAATCTATAGACGAAGACGGTGCAACGACAACTAAAGAGTTTGAAGCATCATATTTAGATCATGCTGTAGAGTATATTGGTGACTTCTTGCAAGGTAGTGGTTTTTGTTTTGATGAACTAACAGTTTCAAAAAGTACAATTACCGAAATCGAGGAAGAAGAGGTCAATGTAGTTCAATCCGAATTACTTCGTAAAAGTGTAGCAAATACTACTGATACAATCTATCGACAACCAGAGGTGTAACCTATATAAATTACAGTTCATTTGTTGTTCGATTTTCCAAAAACATGGGCAAGACTTTTAGACGAGGTGGTGCTGAAAGAGGATATTCCTCACCAGGCAAATCACTAAGAGATAAACGTCAACGAGGATTAAATAGATCCGAATTTAGAGATGATAAAAATAACAATTATCGTCCCAAGGAAAACATTAGAAAATATCAATCTTTTACCGAGGAAGAAAGATGGGGAACTTAAAAACTATAGTTGGACAGGATATATCACACGTATCTCCTGGATTATTCCCAGAATCTTTCTATGATGAAGATGAAGATATAGAACTCGATTATGATGATGCTTCATTAGATGGGGCAGAAATTGATTATACTACACAATCATAAATGAAAGATCAAAATACAATAAAAGATGATGAAACTCCTGATGCTAAATGGAATCGGGGGTTGGACATTTACATAGAAAGTGTACATAAACCAGACAATCATCTGCGTAGTTGTGCACATAATCAGAAATGTTATAACGAATTAATGCAAGTTAGACAACTTGTATTAGATTACTTACCATCCTTAAGAAGATGAACATCCAATTACCAGAATGTATCCTACTAGATGATAACGAAAAGCAGGTAATAAAGGATGCTTTCTTATCATATATTCAAGATCTTGAAATTAAAGCAAAAAAAGATCGAATTCTATCTGTTGAAGCGTATGAAGATGTAATGGATAGATTATCAGATATCATTAAAAAATTGCAATTAGCAACATAATGAATTTATCTTATATAATAATTTGGACTATAGTAACTATGTTTATTTTAGTTAAATTAGGTGTCTTTAAGAAATGATATGACAGTAGACAAACAGTCTACTATTTCCCCCATATCACAGTAAAATAGACTATATTAAGAGAGTCAAATTTCAAACCCCATTAGGGACTTTCAACATGACACTCGAAGTTATTAAACAGTCAACAGAATTGTTGACAGAACAATTCACAAATGGTGAAGGATTAAGAGGAGTTCCACTTAAGAACTATAGTGGACCAAAATTAGAAGAATGGTCGGAATATACCTTAAAACTTATCATTAAAGACCTACAAAATAGATACCCTGATACTAACATAGAGTGGGGTAAAGGTTATCTTAAGTCAGATCATGCAGGATTAGGTGATGAAAGATTAGACCAACACGTTAAAGTAAATGGTAAGTATGCTTATTTACAGGAAGATAGAGCATGGGTTGACAAACCATTTTATACACTTAAGAGAGCAGTAATTAGAAACATTATGATCTCTTGTAAGTCACAATTACACGATAATATTAAATTTGGTCTTGTTGGTTATTGTATAGATATCAAACAAGATTTGGTTAATACATGTAATGTAACTCAAGGATTTGCTGATAAAGTTAGTAGATTTTCTCTTACTGGTAGAAGACGTAGTAAGAAAGTTAATGGTAAAGTTGTTAACTGGTATGAGACTGGATTTGTAGAAGAAACTGTGGTACAATATATTGACTATGTGTATAAGTGTTTGGAGGATGTTATAGTTGGTTGAACTATATCATGGAGATTGTCTCGTAGAGATGAATAATATCGCAGAGGATTCAGTTGATCTGATTCTTTGCGATCTTCCTTATGGTACCACTAAATGTAAGTGGGATTCTGTAATTCCACTTGATAAATTGTGGGAACATTATAAGAGAATAATTAACAAGAAACATGGTGTAATTGCCTTGTTTGCAGATCAACCATTTACTTCTATGTTAATATCATCTAACCTAGATTGGTTTAAGTATGAATTTATATGGAAAAAAGATAAGACTACTGGTTACTTACTAGCGAATTATCGTCCTATGAAATGTACTGAAGATATTGTAATCTTCTCACCAGCAGGTGCAGCAGCAGCATCAAGACATAAGGGTAATATGACATATAATCCGCAAGGATTGATCTCTAAAGTTGTTAAGAAGAAAAATAGTGAGAAGAGAATAGGTAAGATGTTAAACCAAAAACATCATTTAGGACAGAACAATAAGTTATTATCAGAGACAGAATACTCTCAACAATATACTAACT